TTGTTTGAGGGGGTCCAGGCGTTTATCAATCATCCGTCCAGTGAGGAAGAAAAGACCGGGCGGCGTGATGTCCGCAATCTGGCCGGCAAATACGTCAATGCCCGGTTTGAGGAAGGCAAGGTAAAAGCCGACGCCATGCTGTTACCGAACGAGAACGGCAAATTATACATGGATGTTGCCGAGACTATGCCGGATGTGGCGGGGAATAGCCAAAACGCACACGGAAAATGGCGTTCGGAATCGGGTCGGCAAATCGTGGAAGAATTAACGCAAGTTTTCTCGGTGGACCTGGTAGCAAACCCAGCAACCACGCGAGGTATGTTTGAAAGTGACGACAATCAAAACTCAAATTTTAAGGAGACTGACACTATGGAATGGAACCAGATCAATGCAGCCCTCTTGCTCGCGAATCGGCCTGATATCCATGAGGCGATCAAGCTGGAAGGGGCCAAAGGCCGGGACGCGGAAGTGGCGAAGCTGAACGAGCAGCTTGCCACTCTGAAAAAGGCGAACGACGAGTACCAGGTCAAAGAGGCTTTGGCCGTTAAGACCAACGCCGTGACCAAGGCCATTGAGGAATCGAAACTCCCGAAAGAGGCGATCACGGACACTTTCCGGGAATCTCTCATGGCCGCCAAGGATGATACGGCAGTGAAGGCACTGATTGAGGACCGGAAGAAACTCATTGAGTCGGCATCTGGCGGCGTTCGGAACATGGGCGGGGACGGCAACATGAACGAAAACAAGAATCTCACCAATGAGCAGGCAGCCGGCATATTGCTCGGCTAAACCAGTCAGAGCAGCGGCAAAGATTGTGGCGAAGTGCAGAAGGTAAAAATTTAAAAACACACACAATCAAATTTAAGGAGAGCCAGTCATGGCGAATAAAGAAAGATTTCGCAGGGGAACGCAGAATATTATCGAAGTGCCGGTAGCCAGTGCTACTGTCATTGAGAAGGGTGATTTCATTTGTCTGGTGAGTGGCAAGGCCGTTCCCGCCGGATCGGTAGCGGATGCTGGGGATGCAGCCGCCAACCGGGAAGCTGTGGCCGATGCCTTTTTGGGTATCGCACAGAACGCATCGGCGGCCGGGGAAACCGATCCGGTGCTGGTTGACATCAGTTTGGAATCCATCTACGAGCTTGACTTGCAGAAGGCGGCTGCGGTAAGCGTTGCCGACCTGATTGAAATTTACGCAACCACGGCGGCCGCGGCGGATCAATTGGTGGTAGCCGGGACTACCAGCCCGGTAGCGGTTGTTGTCAAGGAAAAGGGCGCAACCGGTACCGCGATCCTGTGCAAGCTGACCCCGCAAAAGCTGCTCAATACCGCTCAATCGTAATCGGTCTGCATGGATGTTTTGAGTCATCAACCAAAAAGTTAAAAAATCTTAAGGAGTAACAAATAATGAGTTGGCAAAATAAAGGATTACAGATTAAGCGGTTTATCGAATCGAATGGCAGCGTACAGGGCGCAGCCATCAAGTTGCGTGAGCTGCTCGAAGACAAAAAGCATGGCCCCATCATTCGGCAGGAGTTCAGCCTTCGGGAATGCGCAGAAGAGCTTCGTCGCAAAGGTTACGAACAGACCCCATTGCGTCCTGGGTTTGTGGCCGAAGCCGTGGACGTCACCCAGTTTTCGATTATTGCTGGTGAATTGATTTCGTCGCGAGTAATGGCCAGTTACGAAGCATATCCCAAAGTACTGGATAAGCTGGTCACACCGTTCAATTCAAAGTTGCAGATCGACAAAGTGCCGGGAACCTATGTGGAAGGGCAGATGGACGATGTTGAGGCTGGCGGCCCGTACAATCATACCGGCGATATTAAGGACAAGTATGTTCAGATCACCGGGAAGAAACGCGGGATGATTCTGGACGTGACCGAGGAAGCCGTTCTGTTCGACCAAACCGGCATGGTGATGTTGCAGGCCGAGCGGTTCGGGGAATTGGCCGCAATCGACCGGGAAACCCGTGGTATCTATACCATCATGGATATTACGGTAGCGGGCAAGAATTATTATGCCTGGTATCCGTCCGGAACCCGTGCCGCTCTTTGGGCCAATGCCGGCGGATCGGGACACGTTCACGAGTACGACAATTTGATTGTTGACGTGCTTACCGATTATACCGATCTGAATTCCGCCAATACGCTACTGGGCTTGATGAAGGACGATAACGGCCACAACATCACCATTCCGGCCACGCAGCTTTTGACTTCGCGCACGCTGAATCTTACCGCCACGCGGCTTATCAAGAATACCGTGATGCCGGGCGGCGCGAACGAGGAAAGAAACCCGTTTGCGGACGCCGTGGAAGTGATTCATTCCCCGATCATCGACGGCAGCGGTGACGTCAACGCTACCACGATGTGGTTCTGGGGAAACTTCAAACGGCAATTCCTGAACAAAGTCGTGTACCCGATGCAGGTATTGCGGCGGAAATTCAATGATAACCACGATCCGGCGTTTGAGCGGGATATTCTGGCACAGTACAAAGTGCGGGAATACTCTCAGGTCGGTGCGCAGGATTACCGTTATGTGGTCAAGTCCACCGGGGCCGGATCGTAACGGTAGGCTTTCAAAAGCAGACAATGCCAAAGAAACAATATCACTGGAACGCGAAACATCGTTCCAGTGATTAATTTAAACAGGAGAATTTGCCATGAAACGCTCAGTCATTGCATTTTGGTTTATTTTAATCGCGATTTGCGTATCGATTGGTTGCGCGGTTGACTACACGACAACCGTCGGCAATAACTGGCTGATTACCGGGGCAACGATTGAGACGGCGGCGATCAGCGATAGTACGCTGGACGACTGCACCCTCGATGGCGGGACTGTCGATGATATCGCTATCGGCGGAACCACGCCGGCGGCTGGGGCATTTACCACGGTCACGGCCAGCAGCACGGCCACAGTAACAGGAGATTTGCGGGAAAGTGCATCCGTGTTTTATGCCGTAAAAACCAAAGTGATTACGATTGGACATGTTGCCAGCACGGGAAATGATTTTAAATTTACATCGGCAGCCAATACATCAGAACAGGTGATCGACGCCGGGGCTATCGTGCCAGCGTTTGCCCGCGTGATTGATATAGCGTTAATAAATACCGAAGCAGCGGCATTCAGCGGCGGAGCTACCACCCTTGTTGCAGAGATTGGCAGTTCGTCCAGCGGAAATCAATATGCAGAATCGGCCACAATTTACGCCGCTAATGTAATTTTAGAGATGGCTACGGCTGGATGGCCGATTGCCGCAACCAGTGGCACGGCCGGACATGTGTACGTAGCTGCTACGCCGGGGGCCAACTGGTCGACGATGACGGCAGGTCAATGGACGCTTTTGGTGACGTATCTGGACAGCGGGGCGATTAAGTAAAGCAAGGAGCGCGAACTAATGAAGAAAAATATATCCTATTTACTGCTGGGTGTCTGCTTGGTTCTAATGCTGGGGGCCAATCCGCACGCAACCAAGCAACTGCAAACCATACATTCCCCCTATATCCTTTTGCGTGATGCCGCGAATGAGGACACCTCATTGGTGACCTTGGCAACCGCTGGCGATTTTGCCAATAAACCCAGTGGGGCCATGCAGCTTGACGCGGATGCCAACGGCGTGGCAATTATTATTTGCGGCGGGGCGGCGGCCGATAAAACATTGGCTTGGAAGGCATACGGCTGGCGGCGGAATAACGGCCCTGCAGAAATGATTGCGTATGGAACGGCAACGTTGGGAACGCAGCAGGTTGTTAAATATCCCGATACCGGCACGGCACCGGCTGCAACTAAATTTTGGGCGGATACTATCGCGATCACTGAGCAGGCTTGGCTAGCGACCGTCTGGACAGCGGATGCCGAAGGGAATAACCGCGTAGGAAAGCTCTGTTTTGACTACTGCGGTTATGAATGGCTTTACGTAGAGATAACCAGCGCGGACGGGGCCACGGGGACAGAAGCGGGGTTAGTGAGCGTTTATTTCGCATATTATTAAAAAAATGAGGTACAACAATGACACTATCTTTGACGGATATCGACGCCAAGATTCAGGCGTTACTTGACAGTCCGCAAGTTGACTACCGCGAAGGGGATGTCAGTGTGAGTGCCAGCCAAAAATTATCCCAGCTTATGCAGGTGCGGGAAGCATTAATAAGAAATCCAGATGCGGAAATATCCATAATGAC